TGCGTGCCGAGCACCTGCGCCGTCGGCGCGCAGGCGTGCCTGCGGCGGTCGCTGATGACCGCGACGCATCAGCAGCTGAACCCGACCTGCGGGGAGATCGCGTATCCCGGCACATGCCGCGGCGAGGGGCCGTCGAACTACACCTACTGGGCCGACCGGCAGTGGACCTATTGGCGCGGCGTCGAGGGCGGATGGGCCTGGGGCTGCGCAGATCTGACGCCCGAGGCGTTTCTCGCGGGCACCAACCGCAACAGCCTGAACTGCGTGCTCGGTCTGCGCAACCAGGTGCGGTGCGACCCGAGCAACCTTGACTTGCCGTGCAATGTCGGCGCCTCGCCGTGCTGCGGGCAGTTCACCGGCTCGTGCTCGGGCTGCCTCTCGCAGTCGTGCTCGCCGTTTACCGCGAGCTACACATGCTTCGGCTCGGCGTCTTTCGTGTGCTCGGGCCTCGTGGCGCATCCGTTCTGCCAGGGCATCCGGTTCAACGGATTCCTGTACACCATGCAGAACAACCTAAGCCAACCGGTCGATCCGCTGATGAAGTGCAGCTACAACGCGCTGAGCTACCTCGTGTCGGCGAAGCGCTCGGCCGCGTGGAACGGCACCTGCCCGATGAGCTGCGTGGCGCAGGACCCGCCGCTCGGCGTCTTCAACAGCTGGCCCGCGATCGCGCCAGGCGTGCTCGGTGAGCGCGTCATATGCCAAGCGCTTGACGCCGGAAGCCCGAACTACAGCACGGCGAGCCTGTGCTGCGGGAACCACTGCCCGTCGTTCGACGCGAACAATTGCGCCTGGTACGAGGAGCTCGAAGGCACGACCTCCACGATCCGGAATGTGTGCGCCGCCAATTCCCAGTGCCCGCCGACGCTGTCGGCCGATCAGCAGGCTTGCCTAGGATTCAACCCATCATGTCCGTGAACCTTGGATACATCCCGAACACGGCCGTCACGAGGCTCGTGGACGCCCCGCCGCCGCCGCCGAAGCCTGAGCCCCCTCGGCGGTGGCGCGGCCTCGGCGACGCCCTGCACGCGGCTCTGCGGGCCGTTGGCGTGGTGCGGTTCGTTGAGGCTCGCACGAAGGCCACCGGCAAGCCGTGCGGCTGCGCGGCTCGGCGCGAGGCCCTCAACAAAATCGCGCCTTTCCCCTCAAGCGACGCCCCGCGATAATCCGATAGCGTTATCGTGGTCGCAGCGGCGCTAGCTCCTCGGCGCTTGCCACCTCCACAGTGCGCGGCTGCGGTACACCCGCCGCAGCCGCGTTTATGACCGAACCCACAAAGAAGAAGACCCGCAAGGGCTACGGCGTCAGCCTTGACGCTCAGACGCATGCTGCCATTATCGCATTGGCCAACGCGCGCGAGCGCACGGCCGGTGCTGTGGTCGCCGACGCCATCCAGTGCTATTTGCAGCTCTTCGCGTGCAAGAGCTGCTCGACTGTGGAACCGAAGAAGGAGATTCGCAATGCCTGAGAACTGGGGCTACTTCGCCGTCGCGGCCGTCGCTGCCGCGCTCGTCCTGATCTGCTGGAACCTGCCCGAGGGGAGGTCCAAGCGATGAGCAAGGGAACTGAACTGGCGCGGGTGGACGCGCCGCACATCAACGCGCTGCGGCAGGATCTTGCCGTGGTGAAGGCGATGGCACCGCAGATCGTGGGCCGGTACGCCATCAACCTCCAAGGCAAGGCGTACATCACCGTCGCCGGTGCGACGCTGCTGGCGAACGCCCTGGGCTACGCCGTCCGCGAGGTCGGCGTCGTGCGCATCGAAATCCCCGGCGCTGGCTGGGCTTGGGAAGCCACCAGCGAGATCATCGACACCGAGACGGGCAATGTCATCGGCCGCGGCTCGGGCATCGTGTGCGACGATGAGAACCCGTGGGGAAAGCGGCCGATGTTCGCGCGCAGGGCGATGGCCTCGACGCGCGCCGCCGGTAGGGCGCTTCGCCTGAGCCTCGGACACCTGTTTGGCTACCTCGGCGACAAGGTCGCCACCACGACCGCAGAAGAGATGCCTGAGGAGGGCACATGAATTGCGAAGAGCTCGGAATGGCGCTGCTCACAAAGCAGTGGGTGTTGGAACGCGCGATCATCGACATCGAAGGTGTCGGCATTGACCTGCCGCAAGACCTCAATCCCAACCTCACTGAACTGGCGTGGACCCTGCTGGGTTTTCCGAAGAACGAGGACGGCCATTACCCGGATTGGATGTACGACCACTGGGTTGACCAGTGTCTGGATGGTGATTCCGAACCGGAGCACTTCGTCGCCTACATGCGCCAGGCAATTGCCGAGGCTGCCGCGACCACGACGGCCGAGGAAATGCCGGAAGAAAATTCGTGAAAACCCCCCCTGCACCCCCCCTTGCGGGGGCTTGACAGGGGAGTTACGCTCGGCGGCGACGCGTAGCTCCAGCGAAGCGTTCGTCCGTCCGAGCGTAAATCTCCCCTGCTCAAGAGCACCCGGAGACAAGGACACACAACATGACACCGCAAGAAGAAGAAAACTGGCGCGCGTGTGCGAGCGCTTTGTTCGGCGCGCACCGCATGAACCGAGTGCCCGAGCCCGCGCTGGCGCAGCTCCTGCGACGGCTCCAGCATCACCGCGCGATCGAGGCGCTGCGGAACTACCGCGACGAGAAGCCCTTCAAGGGCTTCTACATCGACAAGTTCGCGGCTCATCTGTCAGAGGCCGACGCCGCAGACGAGGACGGGACGGACGGCGCTGAGAGCGCCGCCGCCCGCCTCGCAGCGGAGCGCGAGTACAACGCGCAGCTGCGCGAGCGCGTCGAGGCAGAGAAGGCCGACGAGTGGACCCAGTTCAGGGAACTGCCCGAGCGGGCGCTGGTCGCTGCCCGCGAGCGCGGCGCGGCCCTCGGCATCGGAACGCTCGACCGCGATCGCGGCTTCCGGCTGCTCGCGATCGACATGTATTACGGCGCGAACCGCGAGAACTGGGAAGGACCAAATGCGCGCTGGCAGACCGCGCAGAAGACCGCGCGCAAGCCGTTGCAAGACGATGTCGAGGCGTGGCGCATGCGCGCCATCCACGAGATCGAGCGGCTGCGCGTGAAGCTGCGCGACCTCCAGCTCAAGCACGGGGAGGTTGTCGATGTCACCTGAAGAAGCCGACGAGCTCTTCCGCGAGATGGCGCTGCTTGCTGGCGATTACGCATGCCTACGCCGCGAGGTCAAGGCGTGGCGCGCCGAGTACCACGACCGTCCCAAGACGAAGGACCTGATCGACGCCATGCGCCGCACCGACGAGCGCCAGGCGCTGCACTTGGAGAACGACCTGTGAGAGACGAACCGCTCAACCCGTACGGAGGTCCGCCGTTCCACAAGGCGCAGGGCACGACGCCGTCGAGCGTCGAGCGTGGGACGCACGGCGGATGCGAGTGGGCCAACACGATGGCGATGCGTGCCCTGTCGCAGGCAGAGCGGCACGACTTCGAAGAGTCCATCGAGCTGCTCAAGGTGCTGACGCACGGCAAGGCCGAGGCGAGCGCGCGCGCCGTGATCGGATACGCGCGATACCAGCACGAGCGGGCCGACCTGCTAGACATCCGCGCCGACGAGCTCATCCGGCAGTTCAACCGGCTGCGCGACGAAATCCACGAGCAGCGCAAGGACCTTGCGCGTTTGCGCGATAGGCTGCGCAGAGGCGCGGCGCATGTGCGCCACGATCGACCCAAGGAAGACACGCTGGCCGTACTGGAGGGCGACGGATGAACAGCCGAGCCAAGGGCGCACGGGGCGAGCACCTCGCGTGCGAAGCGCTGCGATCGATCGGCATCGAGGCACGCCGCAGCGTGCAGTACTCGGGCAAGGGCGGGGAAGATGACCTGATTACGAGCGTGCAGGGCATCGGCTTCGAGGTCAAGAACACCGAGCGCCTGAAGCCGTATGCGTTCATCGACCAGGCTGCGCAGCAGTGCAAGCGTGGCTCGGCTCGTCTGCCGGTGGTGCTGATGCGCAGCAATCACCGAGAGTTCCTGTGCATGTTTAGGCTGGCCGACCTTTGGCTAGTCATGGAGCGCTTCCATGCCGCGAAAGTTCAAGTTCGCGATTACCAGCAGCCGGAGGTTTGAGCCTGAGCGCCCCGAGTGGCACCTCACGAGCGGACGATGGCGCACGCTGCGTAATCGTTGGCTTATGCAACAGCCCACATGCGCGAGGTGCGGGCTACATGGCGAAGAAGTGCACCATGTGGTGCCGCGCCATGTAGCCCCGCACCGTTTGTACGACCCCACGAACCTCATGACGCTGTGCCGTGCGTGCCACCGAGCGGAGCACGCGAATTCTCCATATGGCGAACGGCCTATTGAAGGCCCTCAATAGGCCGCAGGAGGGGGGGCTAACCGTTGGATTTGAGGCCCCCCCCTGCTGCCCCTCTGTAACCTCTGAAAAAACGATGCATCAAAGCCGCGCCGCCGTTCAGCAGTACGCCGAGGATGTCCTAGACGGCCGGATCGTGGCCGGAAGGTGGATCTACGCCGCGGCGAAGCGCTTCCTGCGCGACCTTGAGCGCTCCGATGTGCGCATGGATTGGGACGAGCTGGCGCGCCTGGACGGCTTCTTTCGGTCCATCGGGCTCGTCGGCGCTGCGACCGGCAAGCCCTTCGAGCTCCACCCGTGGCAGCTGTTCACGCTCGCGAACCTGTGGTGCTGGCGCTGGGCCGACACCGGCACGCGGCGAACGATGATGGCCGTCGTGCAGATCGGCCGCGGCAACGGCAAGACGACGCTCATGGCCGGGCTGGCGCTATACGACCTTCTGAACTCGCCGGGCCGCCGCGTGTACGCGATGGCGAACACCGAGCGCCAGGCGATGCTGCTCGTGGACACCGCCAGGACGATGGCGAACGGCCTAGAGCGCGAGGATGTCGATGTCCTGCATAGCAGCATCGAGCTGAAGGGCGCGGACAGCACCCTAAGCGCCCTGCCGAACAAGGCCGCAAGCATGGACGGCTTGAACCCGTCGATGTGGATCGCCGACGAGGCTGCCGAGTTCCGGTCGCGCGAGGCGCTCGTCAAGCTCACGACCACCGGCGCGAAGCGCTCCGAGCAGCTCGGCGTGATTATCTCGACGCCTGGCACCTCGACCGACAGCGTTTACGGCGAGTGGGTTGCACGGTGCGAGGCGATCCTCAAAGGCGAAGCCGAGGATGACACCTTGCAGGGCATCCTGTACGGGATCGATCCCAACGACGCGGCGGAAGACGAGGGATGCTGGGTCAAGGCCAATCCGGCCATGCCGCACGGCACGCCGGACATCCGCCAGCTGCGGCGCTTTTGGGCGTCGAGCAAAGCCACGGCCGCGGGCCGCGGCGAGTTCACCCGCTACCACTGCGCGCGCGTGAGCGAGGAGGGCGAATCATGGCTGGACATGGCGCTATATCCGGCCTTCGAGCCGATCGACTGGGAAGCCCTGCGCGGCCGCACGGCGTACGCCGGGCTGGACCTGAGCAAGTCAAACGACATGTCCGCACTGTGCGTGGCCGTCCCGCTCGACGATGGCACGGTCGCCGTACGCGGCGAGTACTTCTACCCCGCCGGTGAGATCCGCGCGCGCGAGCTGGAGTACCGGCTGCCATTTCGCAAGTGGGCGGAGGACGGATGGCTACGGCTTTCCGCCGATCGCGAGGTGGACTACGAGGCGATCCGAGCGCGCGCCGGTGAGCTCAAGAAGGAGTTCACGCTGCGCGAAATTGCGTACGACCCGTGGGGCTCGAAGTACCTGGTCGAGCAGCTGGAGTTCGACGGCGTTCCGATGGCGTCGATGGCGATGGGTGTCCGCATGTCGCCGGGCTGCATCCTGTGGCAGAACATGTGGCTCGGCCGGAAAATTAGGATCGACCCCCGCGACCCGATCATGCGGCGCGCCTGTCAGACTGCCGTCGTGCGGCGCGACCGGAACGGCAACCTAATCCTCGACAAGAGCAAGCGCACGCAGATCATCGATCCTCTTATGGCTGCCGTGATGGCCGTGCACCTGTGGGGCGGCAAGGCAGCATCATGTTATGAGGAATAATGTTTAGAACCGGACGCGCCTAACACTAGGTGCTAGCGTTCGCGCATGCTGCGCGGACTGCTACAGCGTCTCTTCGTTCAGCCTTGGTCGGCGACCTATCTGCCGAGCGAGTCGCTGTCGATGCCGACCGTCACGCCGCTGAACTCGCTGCGATACACGCCGGTGTACCGCGCGGCCACGCTCATCGCCGGTGACATCGCCCGCACGCCTTGCGAAATCTCGGCGAGTGGCGCGGCTTCGCTTTGGGCCTCGCCGAGCCGCTACATGTCGGCGTTTGAGTTCCGCCGCTCGATGACGCTCCAGGCGCTTCTGTGGGGAAACTCGTTCGCGATCATCAACCGCACGCGCGGCGGCGAGCTGGTCGAGCTGATGCCGCTCGACCCCGATGGCGTGTCGCTCGACCTCGCCGGGCCCGAGCCAATCTACAAGACCCGCATGTACGGCGACATCGCCGTCGCCGACATGCTGCACCTTCGCGCGCCGGGCGTGTCGGGCTTGTGGGGCGAGTCGCCAATCAACCTCTGCCGCACCAGCATCACGCTGCTGGCCGCGCAAGAGCAGATGGCGCTCAAGGCGTACGAGAACGCCGGAAACCCGAAGATCGCGCTGGTGCACCCGGGCCCGCTGTCGCTCGAAGCCCGGCAGCGCATTATGCAGGACTACGAGCAAAAGCATGCCGGCAGCCTCAACGGCGGCCGCCCGCTCGTGCTCGCCGAGGGCATGCGCATTGAGCGCATCAGCTCGACGCTCGACGATACCGGGCTCGACGGCGCGCGGAAGTACAGCATCGGCGATGTCTCGCGCATCTATGGCGTTCCTGCGTCCTACCTCTCGGAGGATGTCGGCTCGTCCTACGGGACGATGGAGTGGCTCTCGCGCATGTATGTGGACGCGTGCCTGTCGCACTGGTTCGCGACCTGGGCAGCCGAGATCGTCGCGAAGCTTGCGGCACCGTTCGACACCGTGACCTGGGATACCGACACGCTCGCGAAGCCGGGCGTCGCCGAGCAGATGGCAGCCCTGCGCACCGGCGTGGAGGCCGGATTCCTCACCCGCAACGAGGCCCGCGCGCGGCTCGACCTCGCGCCGCTGCCCGGCCTCGACGAGCCGACGCTCGCGCTCAATGTCGGCACCGGCGGCGGCTCGACCAACATCGGGACCGACACGAGCGCGCAGGAGGGCACTGCCAATGATTTCTAGGCGTTCCATCGACGCGACCGAGCAGAAGCTCGACGGGCGCACGCTCGCGGGCTACGCGGCCGTCTACGGCGAGGACTCGCGCGA